CTGACCAAACTATTAAGTCGATGACTGACTGGGCGTCGAGCCTAGTACGCAAAGGCGTATGGTCAGACGCTGATTTTGAAGAGTTCAAGGTAATGGGCGGCACGGCGCAGGGGTTACGCGCCTTGCAAAAAGTTCGCAGTTATTACGGCGACAAGCCCATCCCGGTTGAGGTCGGGCCAATTGACGGCGCACCATCGAAAGAAGAACTGATGGCGATGGTTGGCAAGCCTGAATATAACAATGACCCGGCATACCGTGCCAAGGTTGAGAAAATGTTTGAACAGGTGTACGGCACCCAAGAATATTCAGCCATTTAATCTAAGCACGGCAGTTGTTTACAATTGCCGTGTTTTTCTATAAAATCACACTTGACAGACAATCAAGCCTTTGACCTGTCGCAAACGCTTGGGGGCGTAGCGCATATGCCCAAGCCGCAGCCCGTAAGGATACCTGTTTGGCGTTAATCGTTTTTACTTTGTAATGAAAGGAATAGGAAAATGGCAGTAGGCATTTCCAATGCTTTCGTGCAATTGTTCGATGCCGAAGTTAAGCAGGCATATCAGTCGTCACGCGCACTGGCTGGCTTAACTCGCGAGCGTACAAATGTCGAAGGTAATCAGGTGAAGTTTCCGAAAATCGGAAAAGGCACCGCAACAGTTCGTGTTCCACAAACTGACGTAACACCACTAAACGTGACTTACTCACAAGTCACAGCCACAATGTCTGACTACATCGCTGCTGAATACAGCGATATCTTCTCACAGCAAAAAGTCAATTTTGACGAGCGCCGTGAGTTGGTACAGGTAGTTGGTAACGCCATTGGCCGCCGTATGGATCAGCTTGTTATTGATGCCCTTAACGCATCAGCAACAACACTGACCGTTGCGACTACCATTGGTGGCGCTGGCACAAACATGAACATTGAAAAGCTGATTGAAGCCAAAAAGCTGCTTGACGCCAACAATGTTCCATCAGAAGGCCGTTGCATGATCATCCACGCCAACAACTTGGCTGGCATGCTGGGAGAAACCGAAATCACCAGCAGTGACTTTGCAACCGTGAAGGCTCTGGTTTCTGGTGAGGTTGACACCTTTATGGGCTTCAAGTTCGTAACTCTTGGTGACCGTGATGAAGGTGGCTTGCCCATCCCATCAACCCGCACCTGTTTTGCATTCCACAAGGATGCAATGGGTATGGGCATTGGCATGAACCAAAAGTCTGAGATCAACTACGTTCCTGAGAAAACGTCGTTCCTTGTGTCTTCAATGTTCTCCGCTGGCGCGGTTGCCATTGACGATGAAGGCATCGTCAAGATCTCTTGCACCGAATAGAAAGGAGACTGACTAATGGCTTATTCATCAGCAGGCTTTAATGTTATCGGTGCAGCCAAATCAGGCAATGCACCTAGCATGTACACCTATACATCAGCAGACGCGATTGGCGCTGTGAACAACGAAGGTTATTTCAATGACCTGTCAGACACACTGGCAGTCGGCGATATCATCTTTGTTCACGACAGTGCGACACCAACGATGTCAATCGTTGTTGTTTTGTCAAACGCATCTGGTGTTGTTGACGTATCAGACGGCACGTCAGTATCTGTCGCTGACGCTGACTAATCCTAGAGGGGCGGGCCAGGCCCGCCCCTCTTATCCTTATTGGAGTAGCTAATGGCGCAGGGCGATACTAAATTATCTATATGTTCTGAGGCATTGATTATGCTGGGGGCTGCACCCCTTTCGTCATTTGCGACTGGTACAGATGAGGCACAAGTTGCCGACAGGCTGTATGATGACATCCGCGACACTATCTTAATGCAGTATCCATTTAGTTGGTCTGTTAAAAAGGTAAAGCTGGCACAGCTAGCAAGCACACCAATTAACGAATGGAAATACACCTACGCGCTGCCGGGCGATATTTTAGGAAACCCAAAAGCAGTATTCAATGTTGGTGCTGTTGCCGCACAGCCAGTGCGTGATTTTGAGATTTACAATCTGGGTCTTTTTACAAATTACGAAGACGTTTGGATTGACTACCAGTTCCGGCCAACTGAGGCCACATTCCCGCCATACTTTGTGCGGCTGTTAAAGACAGCACTGGCGGCAGAGTTTGCAGAGCCGGTCACAGACCAGATAACCAAGGGCGACTATTACCACCAGAAGGCATACGGCGCACCAGCGGAGAACATGCGCGGTGGCCTGATGCGCGTTGCCATCAACATTGACGGCGCTGATCGCCCGGCACAGACTATTCAAGAGTTCCCAATTTCTGACATAAGGTTCTAGCATGAGCCGGATTATTCAGATCCAAAATGATTTTACCAGCGGCGAGTTAGACCCAAAGCTACGCGCCCGGACAGACATTGATCAGTATCAGTCTGGCCTGACCACAGCGCGTAACGTCAGCATCCAGCCACAAGGCGGGGCAAAGCGCCGGGACGGCACCAAGTTTGTTGCTGAATTAGACAGCGGCGCTGGCACGGCTGTGCGTATGGTGCCGTTTGAGTTTAGTGTCTCAGACAGTTACATGCTGGTCTTCACGCCCGGTAAAATGTATGTTTTTAAGGACGGCACACAAATTACGGCCATCAATGGTGGCGGCGATGATTTTTTGACTATTGCCGCGCTGACCAGCGCAATTGTTCCAGAAATGAACTGGGTACAGTCTGCCGACACAGTTATTGTTGTGCATGAGGATCTTGAGCCAATAACAATTGTGCGCGGTGCCACCGATGCCGATTGGACAGCGACTACAATTGACTTTGATCACATACCAAAATATTCGTTTGCACTTGATGTGCATAGTCCACAATTTACTATCACACCATCTTCAACTGTCGGCAACATTACCATCACGGCCAGCGCTGTGACTACAGACACTGGCACGGCGCAGGGTGGTGCTAGCAATACAATAACTCTTAAATCTGCCACCAACTACACGTTAGATGACGAGCCTAATGGCATGTTTATTGAAATTACCGCTGGCACCGGGTCGGGTCAAAAGCGCCACGTTGAAGATTACGAGGCCGCAACAAAATTGCTTACAGTTTATCCGGCGTGGGATACGGCACCAGACAACACATCGCATTACAAGGTGACAGCATTTAGTGATGCGGCTGTTGATGAGTACGCTGTAGCTGATAACGGTTTTGGTAAGGCGAGGTATGTTGAGTACGTTAGCGATACTGAAATGAAGGCTTATGTTGAAATACCGTTTTTTGACACCAACGGCATCACAAAGGGCAATTGGAACAGCGAACACGGCTATGAAGAGGTTTGGTCAGCAACCCGTGGCTGGCCTCGCAGTGTGACATTTCACGAGGGGCGTTTGTATTTCGGCGGCAGTAAATCGCGGCCATCAACGCTGTGGGGTAGCCGGGTGTCTGAATTTTTTAATTTTGATCCGGGCGAGGCGCTTGACGATGCCGGGGTTGAGGCCACGTTGGACACTGGCACCTTTAACGCCATTGTCGATATTTACTCAGGACGCCACCTACAGGTATTCACAACAGGTGCTGAGTTTTATGTGCCGCAGGCGTTGGATGAGCCGATCACGCCAAGCAACATGATTGTGAAACAGCAGACCGCGTTTGGCATGAAGCCCGGCATTAGGCTGCAAAACGTGGACGGCTCGACACTATTCATTCAGCGGCAGGGCAAGTCACTGCAAGAGTTTATTTATAGCGACACGGTGCAAGCCTACACGTCAGCAAAAATATCACTATTGTCATCGCACTTGTTAAAGACGCCCGGCGAGATGGCTGTGCGTGTTTCGACTGGCACCGATGAGGGTGACCGGCTGATGATCGTCAATGACGATGACGGCAGTATTGCTTGCTATACATTGCTTCGCAGTCAGAACGTGATTGCGCCGTCAGAGTGGACGACAGAAGGCAGTTTCTTAAATATCGGTGTTGACGTTGACGACATCTACACTGTGGTCAAGCGCACGGTTCAGCCATACGCAACGGCCACAATCACAGTGACTGACGCGGCTAACATTGCAGATAGCGAGACTATTGTACTGACAGACAACGCCGGGACATCGACAACATTCACGGCGGTGACCGGCACCCCGGCCACAGATCTTGAGTTTCAAGTTGGTGGTGCATTAACCAATGATGAGGTGGCTGATAACTTGGCCGCCGCCATTAATTCTGTAACCGGGTATAGCGCACCAAACCCGGCGGCCAATGTTGTTGCCATCACGCGCACTGTGTCTGGTGGTAGCAACCTGACAATCACATCTAGCGATGCCGTCAGACTGACAGATGTTGATTTCACTATCGGTGCCACAGACAGATACTATGTTGAGTTGTTTGATGCTGATGTGTTGCTTGACTGTGTGAAACAGGGCGGCGCGGCGGCATCTGTCAATATGGATCACCTTGAGGGCGAGACAGTCAAAGTCATCCGCGACGGCATTATTGAGCCTGACCAGACTGTGGGCATCAGCCCATTCACTGTGACATTCGCAAGTGCGGCCACCACCAGCTATAAGGTTGGCTTGAACTTTACCCCAGAGATTAAGACGCTGCCGGTTGAGCCGCGCCTGTCTAGCGGTTCACTAAAGGGATTTAAAAAGCGCATCTTTGAGGTGAATGCTGAATTGTTTGAAACACAGTCTCTAACAATTGACAGCAAGCTAGTGCCGTTCAGACAGTTTGGGCCTAATGTTTTAGGGGGCGCGGTGCCAGAGTACACTGGTATCAAAACGCTACATTCTATGTTAGGTTATACATACGACGGTCAAATCACAATTGGTCAAGACGTGCCACTAAAAATGACACTGCTTGGCATTGATTATAAGGTGAGTGCAGGGCAATGAGTGGTGGTGGTGCATTATTAGCTATTGGTGGTTTGCAGGCTTTTGCGTCAATGCAGGCTGCAAAAGCGCAAGCAAAAGGGCTGGCGGCGCAGTCAACTATGGCGCGTTTGCAAGCAAAACAAGAAGAACTAAAATACAAGCAGCAAGGCGTCGCTGTGTTGGATAACATTTTACGCACCAAGGCTGCTATCAATGCGCGTAAGGCCGCTGGCAATGTTGATCCATTTAGTGGGTCTGGCTTGAGCCTGATGAACTTTGCACAAGCCACCGGCACCCGCGAATACGCAATGACAGAGAATAATGCGCTGATTGCATTGCGTAGCGGTGAAATGCAGGCAGGCCAATACATGACACAAGCCACAGCTACAATGAGGGCTGGCATGTTGCAAGGCATTGGTGCAATTGGTCAGGCTTACGCAACAACACAAATGATAGGGGCGGCACCACTTGAGCCGACTATTTCATAATGGCTGAAGCACCACGATACAGACCACTAGGCGTCTCTCCATCATCAATGCCAGCGGTTGACTTTGTGTCTGCTGGACGGGCGCTAGCGCGTGTCTATGATCAGTTGAACCGTGGCCTAGATACTATGTTTCGCTTTGCTACAGAAAAAGCCACAGCGCAGGCAAAAATTGACGCGGCGCAATTTGCATTTCAAAACCCGGTCACCGCAGAGCAATTGCAAATTGCAGTTTCTGAAGGCCGCGACATATCTGAGATAACTGGAGATCAGACTACAGTTTTTGGCGGCGTTACTGCTGCAAGTTATGCAATTCAGTTGTCAACTGAGTTAAACAAAGAACTGACAAAAAAGATTAGCGCGTATGACGCACAAATCAGCGCTGGGTTGTTTGTTGATCCTGATGCAATGCAAACAGACCTAACCGCAATGATTACCGGACACGGTGATCTTGTCGCTCAGATAGATCCATCTGCTGGCCTTAAATACAACGCATCTGCAAACGCATCAGCGTCTGTTGTTTATAAGGCGGCACTTGAGCATAAATTAAAAATGGGTCAAGCCGTACTAAAAGACGGTGCCAATGGCATGATGGACGCATTGCCTAATTCTGTGAAATCTATATTTGCATCACACAAGGGCGACTATGTTGCGACTATGGGGTTAATTGCAAATGAAATATCAAAGACAAATGACGCAATCATTGCGACTGGTGATTATGCTTTTATTGAAGCTG